TGCGCTCCCTGCCGATGCAGAACAAAACCTACGACTAAAGTATCTGGAACAAGATATGAGCAACGTTCAAAACCACGTCGATGATCTACGATTAAAGACGACCGATTAAAGGGTCGTTGTAAGCGCGTCCCAGATAGTTTAGACGCAAAAATCTGAAGTCCTTAACGCTATATACGCGCGCGTTAGTTACCCCCATGTACCCGCGCGTTTTTATGACACGGGTCAGGTAATGCGCGAGGACTCAATCGATGTTTTGGCACGGCAACGACACGCCATCGAATCCAAGCCCGCTGAACTACGGCAACCGCAAAGGATAAAAGAACGCCTTGGCATCGATCTATCGACGTTGCTAGGTGGCCTGCTGACAGGCTCAAGCCGACGGCTCAAATGCTTTGCCTGTTTTCGTGTGTTAAATCGTTTTTTGCAACGTCTAGACCGACGTCTAGACCGACGCCTTCAAACGGCTCTAGATCGACGTCTAGACCGACGCCTTCAAACGGCTCTAGATCGACGTCTAGACCGACGCCTTCAAACGGCTCTAAAATCGGCCCTAAAATCGACCTAATCGGCAAGGCCCTGATCACCCTGTAAACGGCCTTAAATCAGGCTCTAGCTCAAGTAAACAAGCGGATCTTGCTGTCTTGACGACCCTTTTTGACTCGGTTGACTGTCTCATAAGGACGTTGATAACTAGCAACTTGCAAGACATCGGCTCGCTTCAATGGGTTTTTCGTTTTTTGCAAGGGTCGTTGTGAATAACTTTTTTATTCGTTGATAGTTAAGACTTTACGACTGTTTTCGGGAAAAGCTGAAAAAGAAAGTTTGGTGTTTTTTATGCGTGTTGTAACGGTGTTGATTTTTAAAGACTTACGAAACCCGTCGAGCTGTAAACCGCTTACTTAGTAGGGCTTGACAGATAATCTACTATGGAGGCTCTCACTTATAACCTATCAACCCACACACATATTATGAAAAACACTTACAGATACAACGAACCGATCCAAGACCTCGACGGTCGCACCGTGTACGGTCTTTACGAATCCAAGCCCGTCTACAATCCTGATTTTCAGTGGCCTGCAAAGTTTCAACGACCCGACGACGTTTGGATTGACGAGGAAACCGATCAAGTTGAATGGGCAGATAGCGAACGAATCGACGGTCTTTGGATTTCTTGAACCAACCAACAACACCAACCAACAACACAACGAATTATGAAAAAGATACAATACAAAGGATTTACCATTGAAGCTGAAACGGGAACCGACCCACAGGTCGACGTTACAATCTCAAAGACAGTAAACGGCAAACTTTACATCGGATCGATCGGATTGGCTGAAAACGAAGGTCTTTGCAACGAAGATTGGACGCGTTACATAAAGGTTCCCGTAAACGTTCTCGATAAGGCTTACGATCTTGAAGAGTCTTTGTTTTCCTAATCTAACCAACACCAACCAACAACACATTATGAAAACATTTCAAGAAACTCTAAAACATAACGACGACATGATCGAATATCACGCAGAGCGTTGGGAAATTGCACGCCGTAAACGTGACTTCTTTCTCGACCTTGACTCCATGGCGAACCGTGGAGGCTATTGGGATGAACGCCTTGACGGCTTTATCGACGTTGACGTTGACGACCTCAAGGCTTCCGCTTCCGATTTCCTTAAAGCCGAGAAACAAGGGCTTAAAGCGGTCAAGGCTTTCGTCAATGGCCGTTCCTAATCACAACAACCAACACCAACCAACAACGAATTATGATAACTACAAACGAATTAATTACCGCCTTGCTCGACGACTCACGCCCTATTGACGAATACTACGGCCTCAAAACGTATGAAATCGACGGCACCGAATACGCCATTGCAAGCGACTACGATCAAGCCGTGGAAGCCTGTACCGAATCCATAAAAGAAACTGTTTGGGCTTTTAAGGCCGATTTCCTCGCGTCACACATTAACGCCCTTAACGCGGGCGACATTGACCGTTTACGGGGCGACACGTACGAATCCTGTAACGACGCTTTGCTCAAGCTCATTGACGACGTTGACGCGTTCGTAAACGACGCCATAAGCGCTGATGGCCTTGGACATTTCTTGAGCCCTTACGACGGCGATATGGTCGAAATCAAGGAAACCGACGTCTTGCTTTTTCGCCTTAACTAATCCAACACCAAACGAATACTATAATGAACACCAACAAACCAACGAAAAGAGAACGTTTAAACGCCGTATTTATCGGTATCGCGGCAACCGTCCTTTGGGCGGTCGTCGTGGTGCTCATCGGTCAGTAATCAATCAACCAACCAACGAATAAATTATTATGAATAATAACGGATTTGAAATTGATGTGCTAGATGGACAAGCTTGGATCGTTAAGACGATTAACGGCGTTGAGTACAGCGCAACATTGACTACTGCTGAAGAGTTCGGATTGAACGCTACGGGCATTGATGAAAGCCTTCCTGTACCTAAAGACGTCATTTATGACGCTTACGCCGCCGAAAACGAATGGCGCACCACATGAAAACTACAAAACTTATAAAGCAATGGAATCAACCAACAAACGAATAACACTTATGAAAACCTTATCTTACGAGTGCGTTCACACCTCCGAATCTTTGAAAGATCAAGACGACGACGGAGATAACTTTCACTATCAAATCGACGACGGCGAACGCTACGCCTTAACCGACGGCGAAGTCGATTGGCTGTATAATTGGGTACGCGGAAGGTACGCCATTGCAGACCATCTAATTAAAAACATTGTATGCGATGAAGACGAAGACGGAAATGACGTGTACGTCTACACGGTTGACGTCGACGGATTAGGTGAAGCCTTAACCGACGACCAATGCTTTCCCAAGGCCGTCATGCTATCCGACGACAGCGCCTTGCAAGCGATCATGTTTTACAGCGCGATTGAACCAACAACCGACGAATAACAATCATGGACATTCTAACGATCTTTATGTGGGTGATGATATTCTTACTTGGATTCGGCTTTTTGTATTACGAAAAGGGCGACCGCTAACCGACGACTCATGGAGCCACTAACAATCTTAACACTGTGGACGTGCATCGCAATTACGCTTTTGTACGTGCTCTTAAACAACCATGAATAAAACAACCGACAACCGCACGCTCTTCGCTGACGGCTTTGACGACGCTTTAATCGGCGTCCACTTCGACCGCATGGCGGGAATACATCGCATCGTGTACGACAAAGAACGCATGATTGAACGTCTCATGATACGTGATGACATGAGCTTAGACGAATCAATCGAATACCTCGACTTCAATACGTGGACGGCATACGCGGGCAAGGGTACGCCAATTTACGTGGACGTCATGCCCGACCTTAAGGAAATTGAAGAATACCTACTAATTGACAACCAATAAACGTATGACATTCAACACAGGACTACATAAGAAACGACCTGCTACCATTCACCCGAAGATTGAACGGACGCCCAAGGGCGAGCTTATCGTCGTCTTTAAGGATGGTACGTGGCTTTACCATTATGAATGGCTATTGACGGCATCTAAAGAACACCTTGAACGTGTCAAACGCTTAACCCAACCCAACACATGAACGACCTAAAAAGAAAACACGACTTATGGCAAAAACAGTATGAATTGTCCGAGTCTATCATTTCAGAAATGAATCTAACCATCGTGACTTGTCCGAGTTGCGGGCATATATCAATTCAGTCTTGCGACTTAGACGTTTTTACCTGCCCGCATTGCTTTGAAATGAGCGAGCACTTTCCCGAATTTTTTCACGAGAGACACTTAGAAGACTTCATTGATTAACCCAACCCAACACCTAACCCAATATGGACACATTAACCGAAGTAAAACGAAACCTTAAACGCCTCGAAACGTTGCTTGATCGTAGCGCCGTGAGCTTAGCAATCCAAACGCTTGTACCTGACGCCTTCGAAAACGGCAAAGCACGTGTACGTTTTAGTTCTCGCTTTCCTCATAAAGAACGACAGGACTTCAGCGTCACCATCAACGACACTTACGTTTTCGAGGCGGTGAACATACCCGACCCGCTTTGGAACGATCACCAAGCACGTAAACAACAACACAACCGATAACTAATCATGATTACAACCGACCTAATGGAAGGACGCATTAAACGCATCCACATCAACCAACATAACATCCGACACAACGCCAAAGCTACGTGCGACTTAAAGCCTGTCGTAACAGTCAAGACGAGCGCTAACAACCACAAGGGTTTTCGTGCGCAGATCGGAGACAAGACGACGTTGATCTATTCACCCGACAAACCACTCGCTTGTGGTGCCAAGGTATGGATCGAAACCACGGAGAAAGTAATAGTATGATCGACCCTAACGACCTAACAATCGAACCAAACGACGACGACATTGCCGACGAAATGTGGGGCATTGAAGACGACGAACCAACCGAAGACTTTGAAGTACCCGAAGACTTGGAGACTCACCAACTATGACACTACAACCTAAACTCATTGGCTTATGTGGCGCGAAAGGCGTCGGTAAGTCTACGTACGCCTCGTTCATAGCAGGTCAGAACGGACACGTGTACTCCTTTGCAACGCCGTTAAAGACCATGCTTATGAGCGTGTTTCCTGACGAGTATATACTCAAGCAAAAGGAGTTACCGATTCCTAATTATCCAAAGCACGTTACTGGTCGTTATCTTTTACAAACGCTTGGCACGGATTGGGCGAGAAAGTTAATAACAGAAGACATATGGATGCTTATGTTACGTGAACGTCTAGTTAAGGACATGAATAATAAAACGTCGCCGATGGTTATTGATGACCTGCGGTTTCCGAACGAAGCAACGATGGTACGTGAACTTGGGGGCGAGGTTTGGCGGGTCAATCGACGTGGATTCAAACCGAGTAACGACAACCACGCAAGCGACGCGGGCATATCCGACAACTTGGTTAACAGAAAGGTGTTGCTATGAGTTCGTTCCAACAACAGATCCGATCGAACGCCGAGGCAGGAGCTTGGGCAGACGTAGGCTTTTCCACTATCGTATCGTCCGAAGAAATGAAGGAAGCAACCGACAGATTCTGGGCGAAATGTCAGCTTGCTGTGGACAAGAACGGGAAAAAATACCGCACCACTCTTGAGCGTACCCGACCGAGTTGTGAGATTGATTACAAGAACTTTAATAAAAAGATTGCTTCTTGAATCGGTTAGTTTTAAAACCCGCCGACCAACAAAACGAAAGGGAGAATTATGGCAACAATAAACCCGCGAGGTAAGAGGTTCCAAGTGAACTACACTCCTCCAAACGGACTAAGGCTTAGACCTTCGTTCGATACGTACGAGCAAGCCGACGAGTGGTTACGCTTGATGAAGGAGAAGGTACGAACAGGTCAGGACATCAGCCTTGACGTCGTTCAAAGTAGCAAGGCAATCGTCATGAACTTACGTGAACTTGCCGAGGAAGTACTTAACCGACACTGGCGTGGATGCAAGAGTGAGTTGAGCTTGTGGCGTAACGCAAAGGACGTGTACCTACGCTTGGGTGCGAGTCGTTCAGTCAAGGAAGTTGATGAGCGTTTGCTTGACGACCTTGTGTATCAACTCGAACGCGACGGCAAGAGTAACGGCACGATTAACCGACGATTAGCGGCGGTCAGCAAGATGCTTAAACACGCGTACCGACGTGGGTACATAAGTCGTATGCCGTTGATCGAACGTAAGCGTGAACCCGAAGGTCGTATGCGTTGGATCAACGAGCAGGAAGAAGCCAAGATGCTTGCCAAGTTCCGTGAGATTGGACGCGAAGAAATGGCGGACTTCTGCGAGGTCTTGGTAGACACTGGACTACGGACGGGCGAACTGTTCAAGTTATGTGGTCGTGATGTGAACGTGGACGAACGGGTCATTTATCTATGGGACACCAAGAACGGTAAGTCTCGGTCTGTTCCGCTGACAACCCGTGCGATGGACGCCTTGCAACGCAATCATAAAACGGATACGAACGAACCGTTGTTTACGTTCACGCAAGACTCGTTCTCACACGCTTGGAAAACCATGAAGCACATGATCGGACTAGGCACGGACAAGGAGTTCATACCGCATTGCCTTAGACATACGTGTGCGTCCCGATTGGTACAGCGTGGAGTTGATTTACGGATCGTTCAAGAGTTCCTCGGACACCGTTCGATCAGCACGACAATTAGGTACGCCAAGGTGGCTCCGAAGAACTTGGAGAACGCAAGAGACGTGCTTGAAACTTGTGCCAAACCTGTGCCAAACGTGGCATAAAACCCGTGACTCGCGTGACACAACCCATTATGTACGTATTCTTTAAGTCATTGTATTCATTCATTAAAAGCTCTAGCGGGCGTGGTGAAATTGGTAAACACAAGGGACTTAAAAGCTCGAACATTACGGGACTAGTCACGCGGGTCACCCCTAACTTATTCAATCAATTCAATTATTTAGTTGACATAATATCCGTTGCTTCATTGAGTAAAGGCGTAGCACGGTGTCGAGTACGTGTCGCAACCAACCTAACAATCAAACAAACGAATGGATCAGCTAGAGCTTAACCTAGAAATGGTGGAGTCGGGCATTGCCCGTTACCGCAACAAGGTGAAGTCCGCACAGGATCGTGGCAAGGAGTCCGAGTCTGCGTACGGTCAGCGACTCATGCGTGGTGGATTACCGAATCTAATCGACGAGATTACCAAGCGTATTGAGTATCATCGTAAGAACCCACACGCCGTACCTGTTTGGTTGCCGTTGATCTGGGACATGGAACCGCAGACCATTGGTATGCTTGCATTAAAGTGTACGCTTGATGGGATCTGCGAGCGTCGTCCACTCGTCTCATCTTCCATTCGCATATCTTCATACATCGAAGACGAACTGCACTACCGTTGGCTAAAGTC